GTGTCTTACTGTACAAGGTACATACACGAATGTATATAGCAAGACAGCTCGAACATTTCTTTATGTAGACACATACATAACAGACTAGATTTATGGTTCCGGAGGGAAGCCCTCACTAAATGGTAACCAGATCTGGAGGGAAGCCCTCACTCATCTGTCATTTCTGTTTAAAGCATCTTAAAATAATATTCCCATGTAGTAACTACCTTAGCTGCAGACACTGTGCTAGCCTTGAGAGTAAATACCACATAAAAAAAAGAAACTAAGAATATAGATACTAGATAACAAGTTTTCGATCTAAAAGATCCAGCTGAACTTGTAACTTACTTAAAGAGTGCGAACACCCAACATGTTATGCATGTTGCGGTTAACATCATCAGTGGTGTGCCTCTCTGTATCTTCTTTCTCAGCACTGACATTTCCATCCAAACCAAAGAGTCTTGAGCTCGTGTTTCTGAGCGCTGCTGCTTTCATTTGCATGTGAGCCTCCCTTGCCCTGTTAGGAGTTTTGGATGTTACTTCATAGAAGTCAAATGCATACCTAGCAAGAGACATGTCAGTTAGATTTCGCTGAAGGCCGTATCTGGGCATATACGGTTCTTTTGAGTTTCTCATTTCAATGTACGCTTCAGCTGCGCCCGAGAAATGTGCCATTATTTGCCGGAATGTGGGTTTGGCATTTTCAATGATTGGTTTGAGTGGATATTCTTCCTGTGTATCGTCACTCATCATTGTCCACATTCCATTTATGTTCGGAGATGTGCCATTTTCAATACACCAAACCATTAAGCCATTCATTAATATAGACATCTGCTGATCATCAACGTCGTATTCGTACTTAACTCTCTCGTACCAGTTTTCAAATTGTGCCTTGGTTGCACGAGTGTTGGATATGTCAATTTGGTTTGGCTCATATTGAATAATGTGGTCAATATTTAGTATGACTTTTCCCTTGATGGTTGGCATTCTCATTTTTCCAGACATTTTCTTAAGTTTTGGAAGTGTAACCTTCCCGGAACTTCCTGCGTCCACGTCTTTTTCTTTTGGCTTCACCAGTTGCTGATCTCCTCCTGCATCAACTGTCTTAGTCTCTCCTGATTGATGATAAACATCATCATCTAGATCCTCTTCAAATATACGGTTGTGCTCCTTAACTATCGCCTTGAGATACACCTCAATGTCATCAATTTTGATAGTCTCGCCACAGTACATATGTCTCAATGCTGTTTCTGCTATGTAAGGGGCTTTCCCCTCACTAGCAAGAGCTGCATACGGTTGTTGCTCCAAGACCCACGCGTAGAACTTGCGTATCTCGTGAAGTAACTCAGCATAACCCCATGCTTCGATCATTGATGCACAAATAGCTTCTAATCTATGCGCAGGTTCCGTGCTACGATCCCACTGTAAAATCGATACAATTCTCTCTTGTTCCAATTTTGGGATGTATAGATCTTCGTGCAACTGAGCTTTGTGTGACATAAACCATAACTCTTCTATATTCTCTGTTCTGTGAGAAAAATCATAATCGAGTCCAAGCTCTTTGAAGCTGCTTTGCAAACTATTAAGGAAATCCACACTGTCAGGTCTTACTGCTATCATTAAATCATCTCCATTACAGTAGTACCTGACATTGTCCTCTGTCATGAGCAATGGCTGATATTTAGCTTTGGAGTACTCCATCATCATACATACCATCAGAGAGTTATCAACCACAGTAGACGGCTGTCCACTATTATTGCCTTTAAATTTTTTTATAATAAGTCCTGCTGGGACTGCTATTGGAGTATATATGATCTCAGTGTACAAGTTGGAAAGCATTTCCTCTCCAATATCCCACTCTTCCATGAAGTGTAATCTAAGTCTCAGGACAGCATTTAACAAAAATGGTGATAATGAGCTATCAAACCGGCTTCCATCAGCATCACAGTAGATCCATCCTTTTGGTAAACTCCCAACAAGTTGATCCCAGCCTCTATAAAATTTCGTCATACCAACTGTCCATGGTGCTCGAATGTTAAAAGCGTAAAATTTTTCATTGAAATCATCTACACACACTTTGCCTCCAAGAAGTGTGTCAATGGGTGCCGCTGTGAATGTACGAGTTTTGCAAGCTCGTATCTTCTCGGTTGGTCGTAGCTCGGCTTTAAGTGACCCATTCCAAATTCCCATTCTACCCGTGAATTCTGCAGAGCTCCGGCCCTGAATTAACTGGTCCTTCTCTTCACTAGTTAATTGCTCAATATATTCCTTCTTCTTACCTTGGTAAAGAGCACCAACAGCTGCTTTCATGTTGAGGCTTGACATAATGGTGTCAGTGTCCAGTATGTAGTTGCATTTTGTGAAGCCTATTTGTTCCATTTTATGAATCAGTTGCTGAAATCCTTGCTCAAATGCTGCGTGATTTACAGTGCCAACCACTATTGGTCCTGCATACTTGGTGAAATCTTTTATAAAAGATTCCTTACTTAGAATACTTGGTCCATATTCGTGCATCAATGGTTGGAAAAAAGATTTTGCTTCTGGATGTGCACTCAAATATGTCTGAAACAATGGACATTCACCTTTGACGTTGTGCTTTGTGACCAATTGTCCATCAAACTGCATGACTGGTTCAAGATTAGATGTTAAGTGGGGAACGAGCCAATTAGTCGTACTTCCTTGTTCTACAACTTCTTCAAGATTGAGATCGTAAGGAAGTTTACTAACTTTAAACAGACCCGTTGGGATGTTTCTTTTAACGTTCATGGATCCCCAATTAATTTGATCGGGATTGTATCGCCAACATTTTCTCCAGGCTTCTGTATTCTCCTTTGTTATAAACTCGTCCACAAAATTGTGTGGAAAGCCTACAAAATAGTTGGTCTTTGAATTGCAGCTACCAAGACTATGTAGCCCTACAATTGCATTTGTTTTAACTTCCACAAAAGGAGTTCCACACTGACCGTCCTTTGTTGATATCCAATGTTTCCAAAAATGACTTCCATCTTTCCTAAACGTTGCGCATGTTGGTGAAATTAATGGGGTTTGAGATCTCTCTTGAAACAAAGCTCCTACCATTGTCACTGTCATGCCTTCTTCAGGAGCGGAAAAGTGTATTCTTTGAGGAAATGGTGGGAAATCCTTTGGTAGTTTAATAACAAGAATATCTCGATCTGGTACTGGTAAAAGCATCAGACTAGTCGAGTTTGGTATTAGAAACTCACCATGTTTAGACTTTACTATTACCTTCCCATCATTGTGCTCAAAAAGATGTCGATTTGTAATGATGAAGTGACCATATCCAACTCCATACAGTGTTCTCTTGTGCCCATCAGATTCATTTATCAATTTGCACACAGCATTACTGATTGGATTATAATCTTTAACTCCTGGTACCATAGATGCGCCTTCATGTAAAACTGAAGTGTCTTTAGGAACTTGTTCAAATGACACTACTTGAGCCTCTCCTGTCTGCCTCAACTCCCCTACACGCTCAGGGAATCCACTAATAGTATTTGTCCGTTTGGTTACTAGTAGTGGATTATGTGGCGTTAAATCAACCTTTAATGCAGCTTTGGATGCGTTGTTGAGGTAATACGCAACAATGCCCGGTTGTGAATACAAGTGTTGTGCTTCTATTTCGTCCTCCATCAACTTCTGATGACGAATCAAGTCAAAGTGCTCTTGCACTAAACTCATATCTGCATACGGGTTTTCATCCAAAGTAGCTCCTGTGAGCGGATCAACAAATCTGACTGTGGAATAGTCTGTCGGATCAAAACCATATACATGGTAAAATTTATGCCTCTTTGCTCCCATACCCTTCACAGTGCCTTTAGTTCCTCTCTTTTTCTTAGCCTCGTACGCACTTCCAAAATTATACTCAAGAGCCCCATCATCCCCAAAGACTTCTCGTCCCATCTTTGCATCACGTGCATTTCTAAATTTCAGTTTTTGCTTCGTGCGCTTAGACTTTCCTTCGTGTTGTACATCCGGACGATTAGCTTCGGTTTTGAATGAATCATATATCATGAATGCACCACCTCCCAGAACACATAGCATTACAATTATATCTTTGCTTAGAAGCGACTTGTTCCACCTCCCCTTCAATTGCAAAGCCTTACTGACCTCTTCTTCGCTCTGGTGTTGCACTAGATCAAGTACACCAAACGTGTTTAGTAGTTCTGGCATATTTGGATCCACATTCAGGCTCTTGAATTCTAATAATTGCGCCCTTGCTGCATGCAATGTGTTGATATTATGTAATGAATGATCAACCATATACTTGCCTTTAATTGCATTTGCAATACCCATTAAAGTGAATGATCCATTGCATAAAATATCACTCGTGTTGTGCTTAAAAGTTGCATGTTTGATGGTTTCAGATTCAATTAATTTGTCAATAATTTTCACTGTTCGCTCAATGGACAATATGTCGGTTTGCAGTGTGTATGCAATTTTACTGACATTAGCACTACTCAATGAACCAAAACCTGCATCTTTCTTGAACCTGCAGCAGGTCTCCCATATGCTCGTGTAGAATCTTTCTGAACATCCTTTCACGAAGAATGGAATCTTTACATCATCTTCACATTCGTTCATTGCACCAAGTCTTCTGTAATCTTTAGCAGATAACCATCGTAATTCTGCAGAGCTCCGGCTCGATCGAGTTATCAACATGATCTCACTGTCTCGTAACTTATATGGAACGAGAAGTCGATGAATCTCGGGGTGCATAGTACCATCTACAGCAACCATCTCTCTCATGAAGAATGGGCTCAGTTCAAAATGGAGCATCGTGCGTGCTTGTTTAACAGTACAAGTGTCTAGAGCACTAACAATTACTGAGTGTGTCATAACCGGTAATCCATATGCAAAGCTTAAAAACGCAGCCTCTGTGGCTAGCATTGATGGTATTTCTGATGCGTGTTTTTCCGTGGATCCTATCCTGAGGGCGTGACCTTTCTTAAATCTGCCCACTCTACCAAGTCTTTGGACTCTCTCTCCAAAAGAAATGTTCACTTTTCTGTAACAAATCATTCTATTATCCATGTCAAGAATTGGTTCCACTTTAATGCCAAAGTCAACCACTACATCCACATCCAAAGTGACTCCATTTTCAACTATGTTAGTTGCTACTAGAAAATGTTTCTTGTCTTTTGTTCCAACTGTTCGAATGTCCACAGACCCGAGTTTCATGGTTCTACCATCAATTTTTGTGACCTTATAATTCTTATGAGTTAGTAGGCTGGACAAACGATCTACTTCACTATAGCTAGCTACATACACAAGAATGTTATCACCTTTAGATATAACATCACTATTGCAGCTGGTTCCTTGATTATTTACAAATTGCTCAAATGACAGAGTGTCTTCTATGTTAACTGAAACTGGATGTTGCGTTTTGAAATCACACTCTCTACCTGGTGGTGTTGCTGAGACTTTTAAAATTTTTCCAGTGTATTGAGTTTCAGAAAGCAAACAGAAAAATGCCATCCCACTTGCATCCAACACATGACACTCATCAAACATTATGTACTTGAACTCCGCAAGCTGCATTCTATTATGAGCAAAGAAGTGGAGTGCGTAACCTGTAGTCATGATAGTGATCGGTGAACTACCAATAGCACTCAAACCCTTCATCCTTAATGTTGGGTTTGAAAAGAAAGGTTCTTTTCTGAGTTGCTTGCAAACGTTTTCAGCTAACGGTCTTGTTGGTTCTAAAACCAAAATGTGTCCCTTTTTGCTTAATGCATGTGGTAATCCTGTTGATTTGCCTGAGCCTACATTGCCTCTGATTAGATACTCATGCATGTCGACATCAGTATTTATCTGGTTTACTGCAACTTGGACTGTCTCTCGCGTGAATTCAATAAACTTGCCACCAAATCTATAGTGTGGCACAACTCTCTGCTCCCGGAGTTGCGCATTCCACCACTGCTCGAAGGTAGTATCAAACGTCTTCGTGGTATGCATTCCATTAGTGTCAAGTGTGATATCAATGGTGTGTTCCTTTTCAAGCAGCAGATTCATATAATCGTCAGTGCTCTGGTGGTAGACATCCTGCGAAGCCACAGATGTGAGAGTCTTTATCTTAGTTAAAATTCTATACACAGCATCTCCTCGTGCACTATCAAACACTAAAGCCACGAGAGCGGCAACAGCCATGTACTTTTCTAGATTATTCGTGTTTTCTCCTTTTGACTGATGCTCTACAGTTTTTCCTTGTTTCGAATGAGTGATAAGATATAATAAGTGTGGCTTTTCAACACTTACAAGTTGCGTGAACTCACTATGTGTTGGAATGGTTTTGTGCTCTCGCACAAACTGCACATATAAATCATCAATCTCTCTCTCACGTTCTTGCTCCTCAAGAAGAACATCATACATTTTCCCTCTCTTGTGAACCACTAATAATTCCTTTGCCACCTTCGTAAACTGTGTTAACACTAACAATACCATAATAGTGTTAGCATATTTAATATATACTGAAACGAATCGACTAAAAATGTTTACAATACTATTTGTTAGGAAATTGCTAATGGTTTGCTTTCCATTATTTACAATCTGTTTGCACTTATTTGTAGCATTTCCCATTAGTGAGACTGTTTGAGAAACCACAGCTGAACTGGAGTTTCTTAAAGCTTGTGTGGTGTCTCCTACGGTTTTTGCGTCGCCTGAAAAGAGACTTGAAATTTGCGATCTTCCACGTAACATAAAATATCGAAATTTTCCACAAAATTTTTGCTCTTGCCATGCTTTCTGCAACATTTGCCTGTAATTTTTTTCAATCAGTTCGTCAACTCCATCAAACTTCACCACAAATCCATCGTTAACTAACTCCCTGTTTGCTTCAACATTCTGCTTCATCCAGTTCAGCATTAAATACACCGGCATATACGAGTGACTCAGTTTGAACCCATCACACATAGTGTGTAAAAGTTTGTCTGCTTCCATTTGCATGAGTGTCAACTGTTCTAATAAGCTTTGTGTCCTTGACACTTTACCAGTTAGTTTTTTAAGAATGCTCATTGTTGCACTAACACTCATATCCTTAGTCACCCATATATCTATACAAGTGTCAAAATGTTTATTTCGTTCCATCTCTATTAACACTGCTGGTGACATAAGTGCTCCTAACAACAGATACGGTTCCTCTGTAAGTACTTCTTTCATCAAAACAGGGTTGTACATCGATTTGATCAATGTATGAACTATGTGCATCTCAGGATTGTAATGGAATCCTCCAACATTGTAGTATTTCATTTCACCTGTGATGTCATTTGCTGCGAAGGAAATCAGTTGCGACACTGTGCTAGCCTTGAGAATGTGATATCCAGTACTCAGTGAACCAAACGAATCCATCACATGAAAAGTTTTTCCACTATGATCTACAAGAATTCGTGGCAATTCTGCGCTCCGTGTTTCGGGAAAGAAAACACTCAATAAGTAACAGGCTGATGCTAAGTCCTCCATAGTTGGCCACTCTTTTAACATCGGGACGATCACGTCTCGCACTTTCTTAGTGAAGTCTTTTGCATCGTTCTCGTTAACGTTGACAAGCATAGCTAAGAATATGTTAAGGTAACAGTATCCCTCTTTAGCTATGTATAGTGATTTAGACTCTACTTCTGGCAAGTCTACTATTTTGGAATCTCCAGTGTTACCAACAACTAAATGCCTTTTAGTTGGGTTTAAGATAGGTGATAGTAGAGCATCACCGCTGTCTGTAGTTACACAACAAGTTGTGTAATGGAAATCCCGACCTTTGCGTGTCACACAAGCCTCACTTGTTTGATGTACTGGTGTAATCAATTCTCCACTAAGATGTAACCTGGCTCTCTCTAGGTCAAGTGGGACAATTAAATTGCTGATTGCCAATTTTCTAGTGGTGTTTTTGCTTTTCCGCACAGAATGTTTTGCATAGCTGTTTGATCCATCAATTGGTTCAAAGTAGTTTGCAAATAATCTCTTGGCGTGGTAGCCTCTCTTGCCCCACAGAAAATTTCCATTAGCGTCAAGTTGATTATCACACATAAGAGCTAGGTTAATTTGGGTTTTCCCAGTCATCTTGTTTCGAAAACTTTGCAACGAGCCAGCTTGTATCATTTCAGTTCTTCTGTTGAACCATCTTGTGATTTCCAGCAATGCTTGTTGTGCTCTGTTGAATTCTTCAGTTTTTGCAGAACCACCTTTGATTAAAGTACTGTTTACTGTCATTAGGTGACTCCATGGAGCCTCTGTCCTGTGACCCACAATTTTCATAACTTCCTGTTGTTCGTGCAGTGCTGTGTTTTGTTGAGGCATCATATCTATTATACTCTCAAACACTCTAACTATGTGCTGATATTCATGCCCCTTACTCCGAACAATTGGAAGTAATCTATTGATATTGTTTATGAAATATTGAGCTTTCATTATCTCAACATTAGACAGGACATCAGCAAAACACTTTCTACACGTTATCTTCCACGTCTGCTGAATTGACAAATTTAATAAGGCAGCTAGCTCTCCGGCTTCTTGAACAGGGATGTCCCTCTGACATTCATGGTTAGGTTTATCTCCCCTATGAGCTAAAAAACTTGCATCAAAGCCCCTCCAAAATTCATCCGCGATAGAATAGTGTGTCATTGCTAAGGTTGTCCAATAAGATTGCTTAGCAAGTGCGGATATGAGCCGCCCACTATGTCTACCCCTCACAATGAAAATCGGCAACTGTGATATAAAATTGCCTCTCATGTGTTTTGTGAGTAACAAAGTACCGCTTGATCCTCTTGTTAGGTGATCAACATTAAGAGGACTTTTGTGAAATTTTTCAGCAAAAATTTCTAAATCAGAATACACTGATTTATCAATTGATATATCAAGTCTCCGTTTGATACCTTTCATGTGTAGGCACTCAAACTGTAAACATCGGCGCCCTGCTGTCATGCCTGTTTGGGCTTTCATGCTCTTTTTACCGATGAATTCAATTTTAAGGTTCGGTCTACTTCGCACCAAGTTTGCTGTAGCTCGTACCAATTTATTGATGAAAATTGTGTCCCCTTTCACAGTTGGTTTCTTTGTTTTCCTTTTCATCGATTTGCAAGTGAATATTTTCTTCATTGGCTCCAATGGTTGCCACTCTTGCGGACCTTCTTCATCACGATTTATGTCGATTGTGTCTATGATATGACCTTTGTTGAAGTAGGCTTCGAACTTCTCAAGTGCGATACGTTCCTTCTCTTCTTTTTCAAGTTCATTTTGAGTTTTGGGTCTATAACACATTAAACCCTTTTTCTTGATCACATGAATTGCATCGCTTGTATGACGTGCTTGAATTTTGTCGAACGCTCTGTTGACGTTCTCAGTGTATTGTTGCACGTACATCTTGCCTTGCTTGATGTAGATTTTGTGCTTGAAATCTATTGATTGAGTTGGCGCCAGTTGCGCGATTTTTCCGCACGTTTCTGGTGTGAAAGTTTTGGGCACAGGGATTTCGAATTGTCCAAAAAACATAGTTGCCATTTCTCTTGTGTTTGAGATGGAAAAAGCAAATGTAACTCAGAAAACTATAATGCTTATTTAAAGTTGCTTGAGATCCAAAGTACTTGATT